ATGCGTTCCTTGATGTTGGCTACGCAATCCTTGGCGTCTCGGTGGTTCAGCTTCCCTGTCTCACTCTTCATGCTGATGCCGTCGTAAATGCTCAGCCGCTCTTCAGCGACACTCAGCTCAGTCTTGACAGAGTCAAGGTTAAATTTCGCCATCCCGAAGGCGGCCTCGGCCATCACTCTGGCGTTCTTGAGCATCATCTCAGCCATCTCTACAGATGCGGCTACTCCGTTGTTGTTGTTGGTCATCTCACTCATAATCAATGTGTTAGGTTGGTTTGACATTCTATTTAGCTATCGCGTTCAGTAGTAGAACGTATATCGCTTTGATGTTATTGTGTATAGGTGCAAAAAAGTTTGGGTGCGTACCCTGTGGTGGTGGTGTTCCTGTTCGTGTGAATCAGGGCTAGGGGATTGTCCCTTGGCGCTGTGTCCCTTAGTGCATGACCCATGAATCGCTGTCGGTCGTATGCCGGAACCAAAAAGCTAAAAGTTTTGGCGCAACCTCGGAAAAGTTTCGGGGGGTGGGTCTCGGCAATCGGTTTCGGTTTGGCTGGCGAACCGTGCGTGTGTATGTATAATCCCCACCATCTGTACAACTCAGCCCTATTTGCTTGAGCGAAGCCCCCATCGTACCTTTATGCGAATTTTGCATAATCCAACCTCATGCTGTACGTAGCTTACACTATCATTGGCTTATTCTCATTGACTGTAGCCAAGCTGTTAATCGAGTTCTTAATCAATCAAAGGACTTGACTTTCTAATTTTTTTCGTGTAACTTCGCATAAGCTTAGCGACGAACGCTCACGTCGAGGGCTTTTAGGAACCCTCACGTAAGCTACTGTGTCTACCAACGTTTCGAGACACTTGGACACAGGCAATCTCTAACATTAAATCGTGTGGCGCGGATGCTTGTGCGCTGAATGTAAATGGGTTATAGCTGTATTTTCTATAGCCCAATTTCATATAATTTTGTAGGACAACCTGCTTAACGAAAACACGATGAAGATTAGCGAGAGTACCGAGGTGACATTGGATATCAAGACAGTCGTCTTAGTCATCGGGTTTGTGGTGACGGTAGCCAGCATGTGGTTTGCACTCCAATCAGAGATTGAGCTGGCAAAGCAGTTACCAGAGCCAGAGGTGTCTCGCACTGAGTATGACCTCAAGGACAAATTAGTCCGGGAGACCATCATGAATACTCAGAAGAAGGTGGAGGAGAACGGTCAGAAGCTGGACCTTATCGAGGCACGGTTGTATGAACTGAGCACCGAAGCCAAAAGAAGATGAGACGTTTGATTTCAATCCTGCTCCTTTGCCTACCTCTATATGGTAGCGCACAGAGCATGACCATGGTGGAACCGTATAGTTATGACGGGCCGAGCATTGTAGTAATTCAGATTAACGCTGAGTGGAACGACTACAACACACGTAGAGACCTACAAAAGTTAAGGGGCTGTGAGTACAGATTTGGATTGCTATCCAGTCAGCCAGAGCATATCCAGAAAAGCATCTCAGCTGTACCACTGGTTGTGGTTTATAGAGACGGGCAGGTAGCTTATCAATTCGCAGCAGACATAAGCTTTAAGCTCGGCACACCCTTTGAAGAGATTCAGAAAGTCGTTTGGGACTTGAAGCAATAATCTCTAGCTTGCTTCGTTAAGTAAGTATGAGAGACCCAATCCACCTTTGTGACGTAGTCCTGTATGACGGCAAGGCAAAGCGCGAGTACCGCATCAAGGATGTTGTGCTGGCCGGCAACGACAAGAGTTTAATCTGGGGTTCTAAGATTCATAGGGACCGCCTTATTCAGCACGCATTCAAGACACCGGCTAAGGTTAAGAAGCAAAGAGACAACCTCAATCTGTTCATCAGGTCTATTGACTACAAGGTGTATGTGGGGGACAGCAACTACAATTGGGGTCTGACTAAATAAGTATATTTGCCCTATGGAATACGGTAGGGTAAGTAAAAAGAACGGCGGTAAAAAGCCGGAGACTAAAGCTGTATCTGAATCAGCTAAGAGACAGGTCGAAGTAGTTAGAGGTATGCTCAAGCAGATGGCGCCTGACGCAAACCCTAGCGAAGATTTCTTGGTGCGCGTTGCGTCCACCTACTTCCTGTCGAATAAGAATAAGTCAGTCATTGACGCAGCTGCCAAGAAGCTACAGGGATGAAGACAGCTAGAAAATCAGAACGACCTAAGCTTAAGGTGTCATCCGATAAGGTATCTGTTCCCTCACCGTCTGGGTATCATTGGATGGAGGAGCAGGGTAGATACTATCTTATGAAGGGGGACTATAAGCCTCACCCCGGCGCCGTAGAGGAAGCGAAGTTTAAAGTAGCAAGCCATGGGTAAAAAGACTCAGCCATACGAGAAGGGGTGGCCTAAGAAATATTTCACCGGTATGCCGAATAGTGGCAGTGACCAAGAGTGGGCAGCTAACATGAACAAAAGAAAGGAAGCCTACGAGAAGGGTGAGAAGATTGACCTGAAGAAAATGAAGGCAGGCGGCAAGGTCTCAGCCAAAGCCCTCAGCTCTGCTGTGATGAAAACCCTGAACGCCAAGGCAGAATCCTCAGGCATTTCCGTAGGGAAACTGAGGCAGGTATTCCGGAGAGGTCAGGGGGCTTGGATGAGCGGAGGAAGCAGAAAAGGAACGAGTATGAACCAATGGGCATTCGGGAGGGTCAACAGCTTTGTCAAAGGCTCCAAGAAGCACGACACTGATTTGAGATAACAGCTTAAGATTATATTTGCAGTATGGAGTACAGAAGAAAATATGGTAACGGCGGAGCCGTTGATAGATTGCGCATGGCCTTCGGTGGCAAGATGCAATACGCTGAAAACGGTACTGAGATTGAAGGAGACCCGAAGAAGGAGCCCGGCAGCCCATACGAAACTACACAGACGACTATTACTCCAAGCTACCGTAACAACGAAGGCATGATGGAGGCTCAATCTAAAGGAAAGATTGACGCATACAACTTTAGCTTGCCGGAGTCAGGCAGGCTTGACGACTTGGATGAAGAAACTAAGCAGAAGCTCAGAAACTCTTCATTCGGTCAAGACTATCTTTCTGGAGAAGGTTCTATTGACGAGCAGTATAACAAGTATGCAGCAAGAGTTGTGAGCCACATGAGGAGCAACCCCGAGCAGGCGTTAGACGCAATCAATCAAATGATTGAATCGGGAAACAAGAATTTCCAAGGGTTGGCGAATATGTCTGACGATGAGAAGTTGGCTACCGCAGCTAGATATATGACGGACAGAAAGATTGGTGACTTCCACGGAGCGTTGGAATTTGCTGAAGCAACAATGCCTACGGCTAGGTTTTATGACGCTAGCGATGATGTGCGAGCAGCAGGGTTTCCGGGGTATAGCGGAGCAAAGGTGTTGAGCGGTGTAGGGGATAGAACAGTGATGCCGGGAGACATTTCGATGTTGGCAAAAATGGCTAAAGAGAAAGGAGTGGACTTATCTCAAGACACAGAAAAATCAAGAAAATTTGTAAGTCAGTTTATGGATGAGAGAGGGTCTCAGGAAAGAGGACCTCAGTATGGTGAGGACGGAAGCTTTGACTCCAGAGGAACATTCGAAGGAGCTGACAATCAATACTTTATTGATGCAGCAGACTCTGCCGCATCGGATGCTTTGCGCTCAAGAGAATCTCAGCAAAGAGCCAGACAAAGCGTTCCTAGGTATGACAGTAGAGGTAGGTTGATTCAAGAGGACATGAAGAACGGGGGCATGATATACATGCGTCGTGGAGGAGAAGTTGACGGGGGGCCTATGACAGCTACTGTAAGTGACGAGATGAGAGAAAAGGCTGAACGCACCGTAGATACATCCAGCCCTTTCAGAGTTCGTCATCGTGGTTATGACAGCGAAGGAAACAAGTCATACGACGTTTCTTACAGCCCTTTGCGTAACGCTCTTATGAGAAGGAACCAAAGGGTTAGAGCTTCGTTTTAATTCAGTAGTCCCGGAGTAAACAAGGGGCTATCAATCTTGTTGTTTCTGGTCGGAGCGTAAACAGCATGTTCTTCATTGGGTTCTAGAATCCACATAGTGAACACACCTCCTCTCCGGAGCCGGAAGCTTCGTGTGTGGTAGTCGATTCTCATAGCCACGTATGCAATGTCCTGACCGCTAATCTTGTTACGAAGAAGCAAGTGGTGTACACCTAGCTCTCTGGTTTTGTACTCCAGCGACGTGCTTCCTTCGCTTACTTGACTGAAGGACACGCTATCCTTTGATTCGTACAAGTCGTCGATGAACACAACCCATTCCATACTGTCGTTGTACACGGATGCCAGTAGGTTGCGTTCGTAGTCTGCGATGATGCGAAAGTGCATGTCTCCCTGTGCCGTTGCAAGCACGGGAACGAGGGCAAGGATTAAAAGGATGTTCTTCATAACGAAATAGGTTTAAGGGTTTGTCTGCTCATACAACGTTCATCAATTTCGTAATATTGCATGAGAAGCAAAAAAAATGATTGTTAAAAGAGGCAACAAGTTCCAGCTCATCTCACGTAAGAGCGATAGAGTACTGGGTACGCACGATACAGCGCGTGAGGCACACGCACAAGAGGCAGCTATTCAGCGCAACATGGAGCAAGGTGGGGAGATTGGTGACCCTCCTAAGCTTAATGAAATGTTCTTTGCTACGTTTCCTGAAGAGCCGGGACAACAAGTACGAGAGGAACCTCAACCTAAAGAAGACGATTGGTACCAGACGCTTCTTGATAGGCAGAGATACAAAGAGTCTAGGTTCAATCCGATGGCAGAGTCTCCTGCTGGAGCTAGAGGCTTGGCTCAGATTATGCCCGGAACGGAGCAGTACTTAAAGGAGCGGGGATTGATTCGACCAGACTTCGACGCCTTTAACCCAGAACATTCTGTTGAAGCACAAGAAGTGTACATGGAGTCTCTTATGGGCAGAGATTGGAATCGCGGAAACGACGAAGTCAAGGCGGCCAAGGCATTAGCCGCATACAACTTCGGACCTACGGCTACGGTAAGAATACTCAACGAGGCCAAAGAGAAAGGGATTGATATCTACAACTCCCTTGATTGGATTGAAATGCTACCCCTTGAGACCAGCGATTATATCTCAAAGATTCTGGGATACAACGATAGATTTGAAAGAGAGTACTCGGAGGCTAGGAGCTCTTCGGCAAGGTAATAGGCTCACCGCCCTCTAGCTTTCTGTATATCCGCTGCACTAAAAGTCTACCTGACTGGGACAAAGACAGTCGGTGCTCATTGCCTAGTTTCTCGTCGAATAGTGCATTGACATACGAATCGACTTCCTTGGCGTGATACACTATATCTACATACCCTTTGTTTTTCAAGGGAAGGACGGTCCTTTCATACAGTTTCTTCCTGCTCTTCGAGAGGGACTTAGCTATATGGTTAACGGTGAAGAACTCGTAATCGTAGGCAAACAAAAGGAATTCGACCTCGGCTTGCCCTATGTCGTAGTTCGCTTTTACATCTCGCAGGACCAGTGATAGCTTCTTAAGGTCGTTCCTCTTGACGTAACGCTTGTTGAGTTTGCTGAATTGTCGCCTCTGCCGCACCGGATGGTGTCTACTCATTAGCTGTATATTTGCTGTAAATTTAAGAACATGGCAACTCTTGCTGGCACTAGGGTGAAAGATACGTATCAAGGAATGCTCAAGACATCCGATGCAGCCACCCTCACCACATCATTAAAGGTAATCGAAGACGGAGTAGGAAACTCATCTGCACTGTCACTTTCCACGACAACGGTTAAGGCTGCTACGCTTCAGATTGATAGCGTCACTGGTTCTAGCTCCAGCGGAAATGCATTGGTGTGGAACTCTTCCACAAAGGCGGTGGAGTACAGGTCGTTCCCCTCTAACGAGACGGTAACAACAACACTCTCAGGCAGCGCAGCGCCAGCCATTACTATCACGGCGGCTGACTCTTCTAGCACTACAGTTACGTTTGCAGCTACAGATGGTTTGGCATACAGTCGTACTGGTAATACAATTACGATTGGACGCGGAGACGAAACAATCAACACTATTAGTGTAGATACAACTCTGACCGCAGCTGACTCTGGCAACACGTATCTTGTGGATGCAAGCTCTGGTTTGGATATTACATTGCCATCTGCCAATCCCGGAGTCGTGTTTAAGTTTATCATTAAGAGCGTGACGGGTACTGGGAGAACTCAAATTATTGCAGCATCAGGTGATTACGTTTATGGCAAGGCTGTTGTCACCTCGAATACTGCTACGGGTCAGTCTAGAGTGCAGACTCAGGTAAAAGACCAAAGCATAAACGCAATTCAGTTAGACCCTGACGCATCAAGCAAAGGAGGCAACGTAGGTGACGTGGTAGAGGTTTTGGCCGTGGATTCTACAGACTGGCTTGTTAATGCAAACCTGACAACTTCAAGCTCTACAGTTTCAGCGGTTCAAGTTATGCCTGCTCCATAATCCGTAACTTTAGGTTATGGATGACGTACTAAAGAAAGCTATGTTCACTGAGGTCCAAGACCTCATGCAACAAATCGACGAGGTCGTAAATAAATACAGACACTCTGGAGACCTAGTATACACTGCGGCTTTTGGGGTGCTCGAAGAGGAGAGCGAAGACGTAAACAACTGGAGCTTGGCCTATGGTCACAACTGCAGGGACGTAGAAGAATTCTCCGAGTTTATGCATTTGCAAGTGAAAGCATTTACAGACCTAGACGACGAAGGTCCAGAGGATTTTCTGACTCAGTTCTCATTAAACTAAAAGAGATGAACATTATTAGAAAGATTGTCATCGGGCCAAACCCGAAGGACGCGATGGCATATTACATTGGGATGAAGGCAGGAAAAGGAAGGGTCTCAGCAATCAAAGAAGATGACGCCGCACTGTACAAGTACAACGTAAGAAGATACCACGTTTACCTAGAGGACGAAGATTCAACGTATATTTGGAAGACGGTTGAGAACCAGCCGATTCTAATTGAATACGATTGCAACTTTGAATGAAAGCTTTACGGCACTTTATCGTAAACGTACCGAAGAAGACTGAGGATACAGTCAAGCTCGGTGACAAAGAGATTTTCCTTGATTCACGATTCGACGAGTTTAACCATCGCATTTGTTATGGGCGCGTTGTGTCTGCTCCTCATGTTATTGAGACAGGAGTGAGAGAGGGAGACCTACTATTCTTCCATCACCATGTTACCCAGAACAAGACGCTATCGCTCGGTGACGACAACTACCTTGTTGTGTACGATGAAGAGAACCCTCGCGGCTCTCATGCTATTGCGCACAGGGACTCAGAAGGGGTGCTTCATATGTTGTCGGAATGGGTGTTCGTACAACCAGTTGAAGAGAAGGTTGAAGAAGAAGTAACGCCTTCTGGGATTATCATCGACCTTAAAGTAAAGGAGCGCGATGATAGAGAGGCTGTGGTCTTCATGCCACATCAACAGCTAATGAATCAAGGTGTAAAGGTTGGGGATGTTGTCGGATTTGACAAAGACTCAGACTACAAGATGAAGCTGGATGACGAGTCTATTGTTTACAGGATGAGACTAGAGGATATCAGTTATGTCAAGACAGCATAAATTCACTACAGTAGAAGCGGCCAAGAGATTGATGGTATCTATGGAGATTGCTATAAACAATATGATTGATGAAGTTAAAAGACCTGTTGACCCTGAAGCTGGTGGCTCTGCTAGAAAAGCTGAACTTCAATCCATCAAGCAGACGGCGGTGGACTGCAAGGAGCTTCTGGTGGAGCGACAACGTTTGGAGCAAATGGTTAAAGACCTGCAGTCTGATAACGGCATTCAAGAACAGAAAGACTACAGCGGGGGATTCGCTGAGAAATACTCAAAGTAAATAAAATGGCTAAGCAGCAAATCAGCCTCTACGCCAAGAAGCACAAGGTGAGACGTAAAGGGGTACATGCAAAAACGAAAGTGTCTAAATGCAAAGCATCCAAGCTGTACAAGAAAGGGTACACTGGTCAAGGTAGATAGTCATGGCAAAGTTCATCTGCTCCAAATGTGACCTCGAACAAGAGGGTCACAGCGTATCAATTAAAGTGATTGACGGGAATGTCAGACACGATATTAAATGTAATAAGTGCGGCGACTATATGACACCCAAGAATACTAAGGTTGGTATGCCGAGCTTCAGAAGTACTCGGTATGGTCAAGTTTTATGATGGATGCTTTACTCGATGTTAAAGGATACGATGACAAGGTTATCAAGATATGTCCCAACGGTACAGTCGGAGACATTATCGAACTTGGTGGGATTCACATTGCTCTTCCCCAACTACCCAAGAAAGGAATCAAAGGTGAAGGTCTGGAGGCAGGTATGCAGGTGTGGGAAAGGACACCTATGCCAAAGGAGTTGTCCCGGATTAGAAGTATGGACGAGTGGGCAGAGGCACCGAAGGAGTTTCGAGAGAGATTTCATTCATATGTCGAAGAGGAGTTTAGAAGGCGTCGTGAAGGTTTTTGGTTTTACAATCAGGGTACACCTACGTACATTACCGGGCGGCACTATATGTTATTACAGTGGACCAAAATTGATATTGGATACCCTTCGTACCTTTCCTTTCAGCGTGAAATCTTTCTCCACATGGCTGCGTGCGAAGTTGACCCTCGTTGTATCGGTCAGCTTTATACTAAGTGTCGCCGCTCTGGGTACACTAATATCTGTTCTTCTGTTCTTGTTGACGAGGCTACTCAGGTTAAAGACAAACTTCTTGGCATTCAGTCGAAGACTGGTAAAGATGCTCAGGAGAATATCTTCATGAAGAAGGCGGTGTCTATGTTTAGGCACTACCCATTCTTCTTTAAACCGATTCAAGATGGTACAACTAACCCACGCATGGAGCTGGCTTTCCGCGAACCATCCAAGCGAATTACCAAGAGTAACAAGACATCTTCCGTCGGTGACGCGCTCAACACAGTACTCAACTGGAAGAACACTACAAACAATGCTTACGACGGTGAGAAGCTACACATGCTCTACCTTGATGAAGCTGGTAAATGGGAGAAGCCTTCTGATATTCGCGAAGCTTGGAGAATTGAGCGAACCTGTCTTATTGTTGGCCGTCGTATTGTAGGTAAGGCTCTTGTCGGTAGTACCGTCAATCCTATGGATAAGGGAGGTGAAGAGTACAAACAGTTGTGGGCTGACTCCGACCCAGCCAAGCGTAACGCCAATGGCAGAACTGCGTCTGGCCTGTATAGGCTGTTCATTCCCGCCTACGAATCTCTTGAGGGTTTCTTTAATAAGTACGGTAATCCCATCGTTAACGACCCTGACTCACCAATAGAAACACTAGAGGGCGACACAATGGCCTTCGGTGCTAAGACGTTTTTGAAGAATGAGAGGGAGTCACTGAAGCATGATGCCAAGGAGTTGAACGAGTTAATTCGGCAATTCCCATTCACAACGGATGAAGCATTCAGGGATAGCGTAGAAGGCTCGCTATTCAACATCGGAAAGATTTACGAGCAGATTGAGCATAACGATTCTTTGTACCCGAACCCCGTAGTCAGAGGTAATTTCCAATGGCAGGGCGGTGTTAAGGACAGTAAGGTTATATTCCATCCTGACACTCGGGGTAGATGGTACGTGTGTTGGATGCCTGATAAGGACGAGCGTAGTGTGTTGCGAACAGAGAGAGGGAAGTACGTACCGCCAAACACTCACATGGGCTGTGGAGGTGTTGACTCTTATGACCTTGATGCCACAGTGGATAGTCGTGGGTCTAAAGGCGCCTGCCATATATACAACAAGTTTAACTTGTCTGATGCCAGTAACATGTTTGTTGCTGAGTATGCCAGCCGACCTCCGATGGCTAAGATATTCTACGAGGATGTGCTAATGGCCGCAGTCTTTTACGGATACCCACTCCTAATAGAAAACAACAAATACGGAATCGTAAGATACTTTGAATCAAGAGGTTACGACGGATATGTCATGGACAGGCCGGAGCATCTTCGTGCAGCAAATAGCTCGGTGAATGTTAAGACTAAAGGGATTCCTTCTAATTCCCAAGATGTGATACAGGCTCACGCCTCGGCCATCGAAGACTATATACACAACCACGTTGGTTTCAACGAGGGTGGCGACGGAGGAAAGATGTACTTCAACAGAACGCTAGAAGACTGGATTGGATTTAAGATTGACAAGCGTACAAAGTTTGACTTGTCGATAAGCTCCGGACTTGCGTTGTTGGCCGCTCAAAAAGTAAAGCCGAAGAAACCACCAACCAACTTTGAGGAGAAGACTTTCTTCCGAAGATATAAGCTATAATCCCGCTGGCCTTGGATGATTATATTTGCACTTGAGCCCCAAAGAATAATCAATGACCCAAGGGAGTAAAAATAACAAGTACGGGAATTTCCCAGACCCCTTTGCGTCACCAGAAGAAAAGGCGGGTAAAGCTTACGGACTCAAGTTTGCAAAATCCATTGAGTCGCAGTGGGGTCACGGAGAAGACCAGACTTCTTTGTTTCGTAGACGTATGTACGATTTCGAAAAGAATCGTGACTACGCTAACGGAACGCAAGACACATCTGTGTACAAGCAGATTCTGAATTCACTTGACCCCAACAATGGTGACGGGAGTTTACTGAATCTGGACTGGAGCCCAGTCCCAATCGTACCTAAGTTCGTTAAGGTTGTGGTAAATCGCATCCTTTCCAGAAAACCGTATCCGGCTGTCGAGGCTATCGACCCCGTAAGTAAAAGTGAAAAAGACAGAGCTATTGCAGAAGTAGAGTCGTCCATCATGGATAAAGACTTGCTTATGGAAGCAAAGGCTATGGGTCTTCAGCCAATGATTGACCCGTCAATTCTTCCTGACACAACTGAGGAGGCGGAGATTTTCATGGACCAAAACATGAAGACTAACGCTGAGATTGCCGCTCAGCTGGGAACAGCTCTCACTCTAGATTGGAACGAGTTCGACCAGAACGTATACCGAAGAGCTGTAGAGGATTTGGTAGTCTGCGGAATGTCTGTAGTGAAGAGGGAGAATGACCCCAATTACGGAATCACCACGAAGTACATTGACCCGGCTTTCTTTTTGCATAGCTATACTGATGACCCGAACATGTCGGATATCGTATACGGTGCACACATTAAGAGAGTCAGCATTCAAGAACTGAAGCGTCAGGCGGGTAGTCAGCTCACAGAAGAGCAGTACGAAAACCTAGGGAAGACCGTAATGCACAAGAATTACAACGACTCCTCAGCTTTTCATAACAGGTCATACGACAGAAACTCTAGGCGTTACACTTACGGGTACGATGATTACCTCATCGACATTATGGATTTTGAATTCCTATCCGTTGACTGTGTCTACTATGAGAGTAAAGAATCTCAGTTTGGCAACAGCGGGTTCTACTTTAAAGGGAATGACTACAAGATGCCCAACAGCTCGGTGTATGACCGGCAGCCACACAAGATGGAGAATCAGACTGTGTATGGCGGTAGCTACATCTACGGGACTGACATGGTCTACAACTATGGGATTAAGAAGAACATCCCAAAGAATATTCATGACCTAACCAAGGCTAGGCTTTCCTATAGTGTGTCATGCACGAACTTGAGGAAGATGCAGCCAAAGTCTATTGTTGGTGGTGTTATTGGTTTTGCCGACCAGCTTCAGCTTACCCACCTCAAGATACAACAGGCCGTTGCTAAGGCTAAGCCTGACGGTATCTTGGTTGACATCGAAGGCTTGGAGAATGTTCAGCTTGGGAGAGGCGGGGAGCTTCAACCACTGCAGATTCAAGATATCTATGAGCAGACCGGTGTGTTCTACTACAGGAGCAAGAATGTTGAAGGCGGGTTTCAGAACCCTCCGATTCGTTCAATTGAGAACAGCATCAGGAATATCAACGAGTACATCAACCTGTACAACCACTACCTTAGAATGATTCGCGATGCTACTGGAATCAACGAGGTTATGGATGCAAGCACACCAAAGGGTGATGCTCTTGTAGGAGTCCAGCAGCAGGCTATTGCCGCTGGAAACAACGCGCTTTACGACATCACGAATGCAAGCATCGTACTGTATAGGAGAGTTTGCGAAGACATTGTTAAGTGCTTACAAGTAATTCCATCTGACTCTGTTCTCTATAGAGTTTATTCTAAAGCCATAGGAGACAAGAGCATGGAGCTGCTTTCATCTTTCGATGACTTGCCTATGTACAACTTTGGCATTAGGGTGACTCAAGAAATGTCTGACGACGACAGAGTCTTCTTGGAACAAAACATCCAAGCTACGCTGGCTCAAAAAGAAATCGACCTCGAAGACGCAATAGCTATTCGTCAGTTAAAGGACATTGACCAAGCGCAGAGACTTCTGGCTGTTAAACGCAAGAAGCGCATGGCGGAACTACAAGCTCAGCAGCAACAGAATATTCAGCTACAAGCTCAGGCAAATGCTCAAGCTGCGCAATCTGCCGCTCAGATGGAAATGCAAAAGCTTCAAATGGAAGCTCAGATGGAAGCTCAAAAAATACAGCTCAAGGGTCAGGTTGAAGTTCAGGTCGCCGCTTCGCTCCATCAAATGCGAAAGGAGCTTGAACTGATTAGAGCTCAGGCAAGCCTCGGGTTCAAGACTGACGATAAGGAGTTCCGGGAGAAAATTGAAACACTTAAAGAGGACAGGAAAGATGAGCGTGTTGTAAAGCAAGCCATCGAGCAGTCCAAGCTAATCTCTCAGCGACAAGGTCAGCGTGGCGAACTCCCAACATCTGCACCAGAAAATAATCAAGACGTAATTAACGAGCTCTTCGGAAATGGCTAAAGCAACACAAATCAATCTAGATACAGCTCAGCGCGTTGATGTTATCTGTAGAAAGGGTGACACCTTTTCGCTGCGGTTGACCCTGACTACGGCAGACACTCCACCTGTTGCCGCATTTCAGGAAGCAGATGTGTTTCTGTTTGAGGTTCGAGAAACCGATACGGGAAACCTTGTGTTAAATGAATCTTCCGCTGAGTTCAAGGCGGAGGTTACAGCAGATAGTGATGACGCTACTGCCGGGTACATTGACTTGACGGTGTCAGCCGCTACTATGAAGACAATGCCATCAGGACTCTATGCATACGACGTGGAGCAAAAGGTGGTGAACGATAGTGAGGGCAGCCCCCTCGCCACTCCCACTGTTGCTACTTTAATTTATGGCACGTTAAAAGTTAACGAGGATGTATCTGTAACTGCCTAACGATTTGCCATGCCAGTAAGCGTAGACCAACCAAACGTACTGAAGGTATCTAGTGTCGCAGGGGATGTGATTTCAGTTACTATCGTAAAGACTGGCTCGACAACTAAGTTCGTTTCGGTCACTCCGACGGTGACCAATAATATCTCTGTGTCTGGTGCTATTGGTGCTGGTCCGGCTGGGGCTACGGGTCCGCAGGGTCCGCAGGGTCTGGCTGGTGCCGATGGAGCCGATGGAGCGCAAGGTCCACAGGGTGAGCAGGGTCCGGCAGGAACTGTAGAAGCCTTAGGGGAGATACCCGACGTATCCCTCACTTCAGAGACGAGCGGACAGGTGCTTCAGTACGATGGTACTAACTGGGTCAATGCTGACGTAGCGTCAGACGCTAACAACGTAACTCAGACCGTTAAGAATGTGTCTGGAGGAGAGCTCGTAAAGGGTACCCCGGTTCACGCCGTTACTGAAGCCAACCCATCAGGTCAGCTCGCTTACGTTATTGCAGCAAGAGCAGACACCACCTCTGCAATGCCAGCCACCTTTGTGCTCAATGAAACCCTCGCTGATGAAGCAGAGGGCGAGGCACTAGTAGTTGGGTTGATTAAGAATGTAGATACGTCTGCATTTGCGGCAGGTGATGTCGTTTACGTAGGAGAGACTGGCGGATACACAAACGTGAAGCCCACTGGAACGAATCTTATTCAGAACCTTGGTGTTGTACTCAAGTCTCATGAGACCAGTGGTAGTGGAATGGTTTATGGTAGCGGTCGTAGCAACGACGTCCCAAATCTTCCTGAGGGTAAATTTTTCATAGGCTCTAGCACAAACACAGCTGAGTCAGCTTATACCCTGCCAACAGCAGACGGAACGTCAGGCCAAGCCCTGACGACTGACGGTAGTGGAGCGTTATCATTTACTGACATCGGTGACGAGACGCTTGACACGGCCATTAGCGTGTTCCTTCCAGACGGGGGTAACTTCGGCAAGTTCTCACACAATGACACCATTGTAGTTGGGGATGGGACAAAGACAGCGTTAGATATCATTAGAGAGGCATTGGTCCAGCTTGGCACAATTCAAGCTCCATCAATCTCCCTGAACCCAAGCAACGTCGGTTACAGCGATACCGCCATTACCGATGCGACAGCTCAGGTTACAGCATCCGTCACAAACCCTAACACATCTCAGGGCTCGACTATTACGTTCAAGTTTTACAAGAAGATTGGTACTGGCTCGTTTAGCCTTATTCATACAGAGACAGGCGTCACGGGCTCAAGCGCAAGCTATACTCACAGTGAGCTGTACAGTTTTGCCTTTGCTACGGAGAACCCAACTAACGAGCATATCACTTGGAAGGTGAGCGCTGAAGAACCTGATAATGGACAGGGTGAGGTGTTCAGTTCTGAGGTGACGTACAATCCATCATACACTCCCCCTAGGCTTCTTAACGTAAGCAATAGTAACGGTATCAGCTTGCAGCGAGCCACAAACGCAACAGCTACGGTATCTAGTGATGAGACGGATTCTAACAGGCAGCTATACAATGGAGAGAGCAACCTGAAGTTCAAGGTAGAGGTGGAGACATCCGGAGTAGGGCTTGATAGCTACGCAGTTCTTGATGAGAATGATTCTCTTGTCGGTAGCGTTACGGACATCTCATCAGAGTCTCTTGATTCTAACGGGAGGACAGGTTTATTCACAATCAACATTGACGACGGCAACGTTGCCATTGGGGATTCGAATACGTACAAGGTTAAAGTGTGGGACAATGTCAGACCATACTCTACGCTAAGCTCTACACACTGCGACTTTGAGACAGCCTCATATACGGTGAACCGAGTTCCTGTTAAGATGATTATGAGCTCAACAGCTTTAACTGCATCTAGCAGCGACTCGGACTTTCAGAATATGTACGATGGGGTTACTTCCAACAACGGAATCTCTAGTTACCCTGAAAACATAACGTCTACGGGAGATTTGGCAGATGCTAATACATCTCAGCTCAGCGTCTCTATGCTTGTCCCAAATACTCAAGCTGTCAACGACTACGTATATGTGTTTGTCCCTTCATACTATTTCTCTGACGGTAGTGGTGGCTATCAGGATTTGACTGGAGGTGGAAACTTAAACCAAGACTTCTTTGAGGACTTTGGGGGAAACAACTACACGCAACGAATAGAAGAACCACCACAGACTACAGGCGATTTCTGGCTCCTAAAAGAAGGGCTGGACTTGCAGATTCAATTTGGAACTGCGAGCAATAAAATTCCATTTCATGTATTGAGGTTGTACACTGCATTAGCCAACGTTGGCCTCAGAGGTACTTATTACTTACTAAGAAATACGGAGTCTTGATATGCCAGAGTTTAACGGCCCCTTATCGCATTCATCAGATTCAGCAAAGCTGCTTGAGTTAGCTCTCCAGCAGACTAGGGGTATTGGTATATTCAATACCGTATCCGAAAGGAATAGTCTGTCTGAGGCGAATCGCTCATCTCCATACTTGGCTTATATGTGTAACGACGATACGTTGTACGTATACGATGGTCCGCGTCAATCTGTTGTTGGGCTTGAAGACAAGTATCAGTTAGTAGATGATAGTGATTGGCAAAATACAAGCAACTGGACTGCGGTAGGTGGTAGCGGTTCCGGATTAGAAAACGTAGTTGAAGACACGACTCCTCAGTTAGGGGGCGACCTAGATGTCAACGGACAGTCTATCGTCTCTACGAGTAATCAGGATATTATCTTTACACCAAATGGTACCGGTCACGTTAACCTCGATGGTGTCGTAGAGTTTAAACGATTCCCTGTAGCTAGTCCACCAGCTGCTTTTGCGGGGGGCATGTATGCCGACGAAGATGATAATATTTATTTTGGGGTAACCTGAAACTCTGTATCTTAGCAACGAAATTCTAAGCAAAAAATCATGGCAGATTGGAAAAGAGTCTTACTTGAGACTGACATTACACAAACCGTAACGAATGGCGTAACCACCACAGTTCCCTCAG